GTGCCGCGTCGTGCCCAATTGAACGCCTATGGCAACCTGCCGCGGAGCGCGTTGCGACGGCTGCTGGCACGGAAAGACGTGTTCGTGGCGCGCCGGCGCGATCCACGAACCCGGCATCTTGAGCCGGGTCTCTATCAGCGTTGGGATGGTCGGCTGATCCAGCTGATCGCCTTCGAGGAGCAGGCGCAATACGAGCCCAGGTTCCCGTTCGAGGAGGTTGCCAAGGCCGAAGCAATCATGCGGTTGCCTGATGCGCTGACAACTCGATTGGTCGAGGCGATCGCGACCGCTCGCTGATCCCCCAGCGGGTCCTTCCTGACCGAAAAGACACGCGGGCTGTTCGCGCCGCGGAGGTTTAGCGGCGGTAAACAACTCAACCAGTCTAAACCGTGGCTGGCTAAATTACCGGTTGAGGAGGCTAAACTGGCGCGCGGTGCCGGGGGAACATGACGCAGGTCAGCGCATCGGAACTGGCGATCCGCCTTGACGTTTCCAAAGGGCGGGTCAGTCAGTGGGTAGCCGAAGGCAAGTTGCGCGGTTGCTACACTGGCGAGGGGCGCGCCAGGCGTTTCGATCTTGAAGCCGTGCGGGTCGCGCTGGGCCGGAACCTGGACACGGCGCAGGCGCTGGGCAATGGCCGCGCCACTCTGGCGGCGATCGGCGCGATCTCCGACCCGGACCCGGTTGAGGATCTGGACGATGGCGACGGGCTGATCAACGGCACCAAGGCGCGCTATGATGCAGCGCGCACGCTGTTGATCGAGGAGCGCGCCCGTGCGGCGCGCTACGACAACGCTCAGCGCGAGGGAACGCTGGTGCTGGCCTCTGAAGTGGAGGCGCAGGTTCTGGCGCAGATCGGGCAGGAGTTGGCGCAGATCGATGCGTTTCTGCGCGCCGCTGCCAAGGAGGTAGCCGCCGCCACTGGCTCTGATGTGCGCGTGGTTCGCGCCGCGCTGACGGCGGCGTGGCGTCGGCACCGTGGCGAACGCGCCGTTGCAGCCGACACCCGCGCGGCAGGCGCCAAACCCAGCCCGGCCGAACGTGCGGCCGATTTCTGAGTTGCTGCAATGGGGTTTCTGAGACCTGCCGAGGCGGTGGTTGCCCGGGCCATTGCTCTGGCGATGACGCCGCCGCCGCCGCCGGACATCACCGCCTGGTGCGAACGCAATGTGGTGTTCGACAGCCGGTCGCCGCTGCCGGGGCCGTTCGACATTCGCAACTACCCGTTTCTGCGGGAAATCCACGAGGTGCTGAGCCCGGAACACCCCGCGCGTGAGGTGACGATCCGCAAATCGGCGCAGATCGGCGGCACGGTATCGCTGCTGCTGCCGACGATCGGCGCCTGGCACGAATACGGGCCGGTGGATTCGCTGGTGGTGTTGCCGACGCTGGCCACCGCGCGCGAATTCGTGTTGACCAAGTGGCTGCCGATGCGGCGGCAGGCGCCCAGCCTGCGGCGGCTGTTCGGCGTTGGGCAGGGTGATCAGACCGACACCCTGTTCAATCAGGAGACTCTTCGCCGCGACGGAAGCCTGAAAATCGTGAGCGCCGGTTCGCCGGACGATCTGGCCACCACAACGCGGCGCCTGGTGCTGCTGGACGAGGTGTCGAAATACGAGATGACGCCGAAAGGCGACCCGGAGCAGCTGGCGATCAGCCGCGCCAGTGCCTTCGAGGACGCCAAGATCGTGCGCAACTCGACGCCGCAGATCGACGGGGTTTGCCGGGTGACGCGCGCCTACGAGCGTGGTGACCAGAGGCTGTTCTATGTGCCTTGCCCGCATTGTGGGCACGAGGCGCCGCTGACCTGGGAGAATTTCCGCCGCTCGATCGACCCCGAGCGGCTGCACGCGGCGCATTTCACCTGCGAGGTCTGCGGCTGCGCCATCGAGCACAAGGACAAGGAGCGCATCATCCGGGCCGGGCGCTGGGTGGTGCAGAACCCGGCGGGCGACCATCCGTCATTCCACATCTGGCGGGCCTACAGTCCGACGCGGGATTGGGCTTCGATCGCGGTGGAATATGCGCGGGTGATGGGCTGGACGGGGCTGCGTGCCGACAGCGCCGACGCCGAGCGGCAGATGGCACGGGCGCAGGCGGAACAGGAGACCGAGCAGACCTTCTGGAACGACGTGCTGGGCCTGCCGTTCAAGATGGCGAGCAGAGGCCCCGACTGGGAGGTTTTGCGCGACCGCGCCGAGAACCCGCCGCCCGGGGCGCCGCGCCCGCTGCCGCGCGGCACCCTGCCGGCGGCTGGCTTCATCCTGACCGCCGGGGTGGACTGCCAGGAGGACCGGACCGAGGTGCAGGTCGTGGCCTTCGGGCCTGATTTCACCCGCTGGGTAATCGAATACATCGTGATCCCGCATCACATCCGGTCTGACGAGTGCCGGGCTGCGCTGGACGGGCTGCTGAAAGCGACGTTCCGCACCGAGCTGGGGCGCAAGGTGGCGTTGGACGCGCTGGCGATCGACGCCGGGGCCTATACCGACGACGTCTGGGAATGGGCGCTGAAACACCCTTATAACCGGGTGATCGCGACCAAGGGCGCCACCAGCCAGAACGCGCCGCCGTTGAAGCGGATGGAGTTCGACCGGAAGGTCGACCGCCGCGCCGCTCGTCGACGCCGTCAGGGCTGGATCGTCGGCGTGTCCGGGCTGAAAGGCGAGTTCTATGCCCGGCTGGACGTGGCCGACCCTGCCCAGCGCGGGTACGTGCGGTTTGCCGCCGGGTTGGGGGACGAATACTACCGGCAGCTCACCGCCGAGGTGCGGGTGCTGAAACGCAGCACCGCCGGGGTGATGCTGAGCCGCTGGGTGATTGCCGAGGCGGGGCGGCGCAACGAGGCGCTGGACACGATGTTGCTGGCCGAGGCCGCAGCCCGGTTCAAGGATTGGCATTGGCTGCCCGAGGAGCGCTGGGCCGCGATCGCGGTCGAGCGCGGCACGGCCCCGGACGATGCGCAGGGCGATCTGTTTGCCGCTGCTCCGGTGGTGCCCAAAGCGGCCCGGCCGGTCGGCGCCACAGCGCCGGTGCCGGAAACGGATGCGGACGTTGCGCCGCCGGTGACCTGGGCGCCGCCGGTGACGAAACCGCCCGCGCCCGTTTCGGGCGGCTGGCTGGGCGGCAAGGCCCGAAGAGGATGGCTGAAACGATGAGCTGGACGACTGAGCAGCGCGACGCGCTGAAAGCGGCGATCGCGCGCGGGGTGACCCGCCTGCGCATGGGCAATGAAGAGGTGCAATATCGTTCGTTGGACGAGATGCGCCGCATCCTGGCCGATATGGAAGCCGAACTGTCTCCGGCTGCGTTGCCGCGCCGACATTATCCGGCCGTCACCAGGGGCACCTGATGAACCTGTTCGATCGGCTGATCGGCGCCGTCGATCCGGTGCGGGCGTTGCGTCGTGCTCAGGCGCGGCAGGCGCTGGCGCATTACGACGCCGGCACGGTGGGGCGCCGGGTGGCCGGGGTGCGCCACAGCGCGGCTGACGCCGACACGGCCGCCGCCCGGCGCGCGCGGATCGCCTATTTCGGGCGCGACCTGATCCGCAACACCCCGTTTGCGACGTCCGCGCAGCAGGTGATCGTGAACGCCACGGTCGGCGACGGGATCATCCCGCAGTTCCGCTGGCCCGACGGCACGCCGCAGGCGGCCCACGACGCCGGGGTGCGGCTGATCGAGGAGTGGCTGGACAGCACGCAGATCGACGCGGCCGGTCGGCTGAACCTCTACGGGCTGCAGTCGCTGGTCATGGGCTCCGTGGTGTCGGACGGTGAAGTGCTGGTGGTTGAGGAATGGGGCGCGCCGCAGCGCGACGGTCTCCCGGCGCTGAAACTGCGGGTGCTGGAGATCGACCACCTGGACGAGGGCCGCGACGGCGGCCTCGACGGCGGCGGCTGGATTCGCAACGGTATCGAATACGACAGCAGCGGCAGGCGGGTGGCCTATTGGCTGTTCGACGAGCACCCCGGCGCCGGGGGCTATCGCCCCGGCTCGGGCGGCTGGCGCGGCACCTCGCACCGGGTCGCGGCGCATCTGGTGCACCACGTCTATCGGCTGGACCGGCCGGAGCAGGAACGCGGCGTGAGCTGGTTCGCGCCGGTGGCGCTGACACTGCTGGACTACGGTGATTTTCAGGACGCGCAGGCGATGCGGCAGAAAATCGCCGCCTGTTTCACCGCGTTCCGGATCCACCCCGAGGGCACGCCCCGGCCGGAGGTGGCGGCCGAGGCCTCGCAGGAGCTGGAGCCGGGGCTGATCCAGGACCTGTACGGCGAGCAGGAAATCCAGTTCGCCAACCCGCCGGGGGTGGAGGGCTACGACGAATACACCCGCAACACGTTGCGGGCAGCAGCCGCGGCGCTGGGCATAACCTATGAGGCGCTGACCGGCGATCTGAGCAATGTCAATTTCTCGTCGGCCCGGATGGGCCACCAGAAAATGGAGCGCAACGTCTCGGCCTGGCAGTGGAAAATGCTGATTCCGCAGCTGCTGCAACCGCTTGGCCGGTCGATCCGCGAGGCCTGGGCGCAGGCTTTGCCCGAGGCTGCGGCGCTGATCCGGCAGGCGCGCATCGAGTGGACGCCGCCGGCGCGGTTCCTGGTGGACCCGGAACGCGAATTCGCCGCGATGAGGGACGCGGTGCGGGCCGGTTTCGTCAGCCGCAGTCAGATTGTGCGGTCGCTGGGCTACGACCCGGAGCGGCTGCTGGAGGAACAGCGGCAGGACGCCGAGGCAGCGCGCCGGGCCGGCCTGGTATTCGACAGCGATGCGGCGGTGGCCATGGCCGGCGCAGCAACGCAGCCGCAGATCACGACACAGGAGATCGACGATGGGTGACCAGGGCCCCAACGAAATTGCGCTTTACGGCACGGTGGGCGAATCGTTCTGGGGCGAGGATTTCTTCACCCCCGGCGGCGTGCGCGAGCTGCTGGCCGGGCGCTCCGGCCCGTTGACCGTGCGGATCAATTCCGGCGGCGGGATCGCCACCGACGGGCTGGCGATCCACTCGCTGCTGACGGATTACCCCGGCGAGGTGCATGTGGTGGTGGATGGCGTCGCCGCCAGCGCCGCCAGTCTGATCGCGATGGCGGGCGACCGGATCACGATGAAGGACGGGTCGTTGCTGATGATCCACGACCCGGCGCAGCCCTGGATCGACGGTCGCGGCACCGAGGACGACCACCTGCGCGCCGCGCGGTCGCTGGCGGTGATGTCGAACGCCTATGCGCGGGTCTATGCCGCGCGGGCCGGCATCACCCCGGAGGAGGCGCGCGCGGTGATGCGGCAGGAGGTCTATTTCGACGGCCCCGCCGCGGTGGCGGCGGGGTTTGCCACCGACACCGACACGGAACCGGCGCAGGCCTATGCGGCGTTCGATTACGCCGCCTACGCCCACGCGCCTGCACAACTGCTGGACGCTGGGGCGGGGCTTGCCCGCCGGGCCGGCAGCAGACGGGCCGTTGCGGCCCTGATGGCGGGCGTGACCGCCGCCCCGAACAGCCAGAGAGGGAACACGATGTCGAACGAGATCGACGACGAAGACCGGACCGAGGACACCGGCGAGGACGTGCCGGTGATCGAAAGTGAAGCGCCCGCGCCGGTCGGCGACAACACCGCGCCGGACGAAGACGAGAAACAGCCGGACCCGGCGGCCAATGCGCACGCGGTGGCCGTGCTGGCCATGGCCGACCTTGCCGGCCTGACGGTGGCGCAGGGAATGGAGCTGCTCGCCTCCGGCAAATCGCTGCATCAGATCGCGGCAGAGCTGGCCGAGCGCAAAGCGAAGGGGAACCCGATGACCGCCACGTTCAAACCCGGCGGGCCGACCGCCCGCATCCTGCGCGACGAGCGCGAAACCCGCCGCGAAGCCATGGAGGGTGCCCTCGTCGCCCGCATGGCCAGGGCCCGCGACGTGCGCGGACCGGCCCGCGACTTCATGGGCATGACGCTGGCCGAGATGGCCGCTGTGTCGCTGGGTCACAAGGTGCGCCCGACGCGCGGCGGCGGCGAGCTGCGCGCGATCGAGATGGCGTTCAGCCTGCACAGCACCTCGGACCTGCCGGCGGTGCTGGAAAACGCGATGAACAAGCGGCTGGCGGCGGCCTACGAGGCCTATCAGCCGACCTATCGCGCGATCGCCGAGCGGATCGATTTCACCGACTTCCGTCCCCACCCGATCAGCAACATCGGCAACTGGCCGATGCTTGAGCCGGTGGCGGAATCGGGCGAGATCAAGTTCGGGTCGGTCTCCGACAAGAAGGAGATCGTGGCGCTGGTCTCCTATG